CTGGGTCTTGCGCCCCCCAGCCAGCACGAGCGGCGTCTATCAAGCCAGTTTTGCCTTGAATTTACCGTCCTTGAGGGTCAGAACGACATCAGCAGCATCACCGGGTTTATAGCTTTTAGCGGAGTACATCAGACCTACTCGTCCGTTTTCGTCCTTGCAATAAACCTCGTTCAGGAACTTGCCCGCACTTACTTCCATGTAGGTCGGGACTACGCTGATAATGGTCATCTTCATTTGCAATACCTCCAAGCAAAATTTTTTTGAGTATTGCGACTAAGCCATTTCGCTAAATCTAGGTTGTAGCGAAATAAAAAAATACCTCCGTGATACAATCACGAAGGTTAAAATTCATTTTATATTTCGCTAAACCGTAGTAATTTAGCGAAATGGCTCCTGCAATTACAAGATAGCAGATTTACAATCTCTTGTCAATCCCCCACTTTGAA